CAATCCTTCAACATGGAATGAAAAGCGCGATGTCATGGTCGAGCTACGTCTTGGCTATGGTGAGCAGGAAAAGGAAGCTGAAAAGCTTTTGACTTTACATTCATTGTTTAGCCAAGACCCATCCGTCCAACCCCTCTACGGATTGAATGGGCGGTATCAAATGCTCAAAGCCATTTTAGAACAACAAGGCATCCTCAATGTTGAGGATTATTTGACTCCACCAGAGCAACTGCCGCCTCCACAGCCAGACCCAGCTGCAGAAATGCAGATGCAAATGCAAGCAAAACAGCTTGAGTTACAGGAACGGCAAATTTCACTCGCAGAAAGGCAATTTGAGCATCAGCAAATGGTGGACAGCGCCAAAATTGAGACCGACCAAGCGAAAGTACAGGCGCAACATGCACTTCAATCTGATAACCAAGATTTGAAGGAAGCACAGTTCCAGCACAAGGTTCGTATCGATGAAGGCGAGCTGGAAATACTTCGAAGCGCAGAGGATGTGCGAGGCATCGCAAGTCCGACTGGGTAAAAAGAAAAGAGGCCGCTGATGCGACCTCTGTTCCCCCCGGCGAAGATTTGGCGAAACGCCGGGTAAGGGAGAATCGAGGGTGGCTGAAATCCCTCGAAACAATGCGTAAGAGAAAGATTCAAAAGTGAATCATAACTCACTGAACTGACTCGCAATTTTTATGCCAACCCGCAAAACCTTACAAATTGAATCGATGATTCAACATCGAATCATAACCTTATGAATTTCATATGAAATTTATGATTAGGAGAGAAAATGAAAGAACAAGACCAAGAAGAGCAACTATGCCGTATTGGGGATGACGCTGAGACATTACTCAAATCAGATGTTTTCACCTTGACGGTAAACCAACTTGTGGATGCTAGTTTTCAAACTTTTGCCAACAGCGAACCAGCTGACTACGAAGGTCGGGAACGCGCATTTCACCATTACAGAGCCTTAGTAGATATTGTCTCGACCCTACAACAGCGGGTCTCAATAAGAGATGAAATAATTTCGAAAAAGGCTGATGACAACAATCAAGAGGAATAAGCAGGACCATGAACGACGTCCAACAAGACCCCTCAATCACTGAAGACGGGCTGCAAATGTCAGTAGATGACGCAGCTGAAGCCATTCTGGCACGTTGGGAAAAACAGGACGCTGACGAAAGTAAGCTATCCAAACCAAACGAGACAGAGGCGACTTCTGACATTGAAGAGACAGACAATGTCGAGGAGTTAGACGAGATAGACGAAACCGAAGAGGAGAATGAGACAGAAATAGACCGGGAAGAGGATGATACCGAAAATGATGACCAAGACGCTTACGAGGATGAGGGTGATGATGAAGTTGACGATAGTGAAACTTCAATTGTGCCTGATGACGCTGAAGTCGAGGTTGTTATTAATGGTAAATCTGAGACCGTATCTGTTGCTGCGCTTAAACGTCTCTATGGTCAGGAAGCTAGTCTCACCCAAAAGTCTCAACGAGTGGCTGAACAGCGCAAAGTGCTTGAAGATGCCATCGGAAAAAATCATCTCGCTTTCCAAAGGATGCTGGATAAAGCTAAAGAGCGTTACAAGCCGTATGGCGAAGTTGATATGCTCGTTGCTTCGAAAGCTATGGAAACCGAAGACTTCGCGGCTCTAAGAAAAGAAGCAGAAGAGGCATTTAGTGACCTCAAGTTTCTTACAGAAGAGGCTGACGCTTTCTACAATGAAGTTAAGAACCAACAACAAGCTCAACTGCAAGAGGCAGCAAGGGAATGTGTGAGGGTTCTTGAGGAAGAAATACCAGATTGGAATAACAACCTCTACAACGACATCAGAACCTACGCCATCAAGATTGGGTTACCAGAGGATGACGTGAACAATTACACGGACCCAAAGGTGATTATGCTCATCAACAAGGCCCGGCTGTATGACGCTGGCAAACAGGTTGCCATCAAGAAAAAGAAAGCTGCGACCACCAAGAAAACACTTCGCACACGCAAAGCACCTGATACTGAAAACCAAAGGAAACAGAACAAGGTTGCAGAAGCTAGAGCAAGGTTGAAAAACGGTGGCAATGATTTCGATGACATTGCAGAAGCACTTCTTAGTCGCTGGGAAGCATAGAAACCCAACGAAAATAGAAGGAATATAGTTACATGAGTACCTACACCACATATTCCATTGTGGGCCAAAAGGAAGATGTATCGGACATCATTACCGACATTTCTCCAACAGATACCCCAATGGTTTCGATGATTAAGACCCAAAAGGTTCATAATCGCATTTACCAATACCAGACTGACTCTCTCGAAGCTGCTGGTGCAAACGCTGCTGTTGAAGGTGCAGACGCCACAATCGCTGCATTGACCCCGACAACAATGATTTCGGGGAACACACAAATTCTGACTAAGGCTTTTCAAGTCAGTGCTACAAGTGATGCCACTTCGACCTACGGAAGGGCAAAAGAAACAGCCTACGCTCTTGGCCGTGCACTTAAGGCCATCAAGCGAGATTTGGAATATGCCTACGTGGGAGCATCAAATGCAGCTGTAGCTGGAAACAACTCTGGCCCCGTAGCCCGTGAGATGGCGTCAGCTGACCAGCTGATTGACTCCACGACTACTAAAGACGCTGGAGCCAACGCTACTGACGCACTCACCGAAGCCAAGCTTCTGGAACTAGGACAGGCAGTCTTTGAAGCTGGCGGTGACCCGTCCGTTTTCATGATTAAGCCAGCCGACGCCCAGATTGTTGCTGGGTTCACTGGTGCGTCTGGTCGTTACCGCAACTTCAATGACGCCCAGCGTACATTGACCAATGTGATTGACCTCTACGTCTCTCCTTACGGTGAGTACAAGGTCGTCTTGAACCGTCACCAAATGACAACTCACGCCTTCCTGCTCGACCCCACAATGTGGCGTTCAGCAGTACTGCGTCCGTTCTCTCGTACCCTGCTTTCTAAGACAGGCGATAGCGAAAAGCATTTCGTTGTTGGGGAATACGGACTGATGCACATGAATCCGAAGGCATCAGGTCAAATCAACGGTCTTAGCTAGACCAGACAGTTAGGAGTGAGGGGAGCGACAGCGTGGCTTTTGCTCTCCTTTCCGCGCTGCCCCTCACACCTTCATAAGTTTTAAGGAGACCACATGAAAAAAGAC